TTCGACCGCGTGGAGGCCAGCTCGTTGGCGCATGCGGGATACCCGGAGCTGGACGCGGCCGTGGATGTGGCCGCGTGGCGTTCGGTTGGTGAGCGGCGGGCGTTTGGCCGTCGGGCATCCGCGGGCGATATCTCGCCGCTGGAGGCCGTGTCGCTGGCCGGCTGGGCTGCTGTGAACGAAAACGATTACGACGTGCTCGACTCAATCGGATAGGGGGCGCCATGTTGACGACTGCGCTCGACCTCATCGGCGCCCTGCTGATCATTCTGGCCGTGGCCGTGTTCGTGTGGCCGTGGTCGGTCGCCGGCGCCCTTGCCCTGGCCGGCGTGGGCGTGCTGGGGCTGTCCTGGCTGGCTGACCGGAAGGCGCGCCCGTGAGCCTGTTCCGTCCTCGCGCAGCGTCGCTGTCCGCGCTCGAGCAGATCCTCGACGGGCGGGGGCTGGGTCGCCGTGGCGGCGCCATGCCGAACGCTTCGCGGCGTTCCGCGCTGACGCATTCGGCGGTGTGGGCGTCGCTTCGGCTGCGCGCCGATCTGCTGTCCACGATGCCCGTCGACGCCTTCCGCAAGAAGGAAGGCGTGCAGATCGAGACACCTAAGCCGCCCGTCCTCGTCAGCCCTGGCGGCGACGAGGTGGGCATCATCGAGTGGCTGTATTCGACCCAGTTTGACCTCGACTCCTGCGGCAACACGTTCGGCCTGATCCGTACCCGTGATGGCATGGGGCTTCCGTCGCGCATCGACCTGGTGCCGGTGGAGGACGTGACCGTCCTGGTGAAGAAGGGCGTCAAGTCGTACCGCATCGCGGGCGTGGAGTATGACGCCGCCGACGTGTGGCACGAGCGTCAGTTCACTACGTCGGGTAGCCCTGTGGGCCTGTCTCCACTGGCCTATTCGGCGTCGAGCGTGTCGGGCTATGTATCGGCGCAGGAGTTCGTGCGTCAGTGGTTCGCGGGCGGCGCAGTGCCTTCCGCTCATCTGCGGAACTCTGAGAAGACGCTGGTTCCCGCCGAGACGAAGGCTGTGAAGGCGCAGTTCAAGGAGTCCGTGACCAGCGGCGACGTGTTCGTCACTGGCAAGGATTGGGAGTATTCGATGCTCTCGGCGAAGGCCAACGAGGCGGGCATGATCGACAGCCTCCGATGGGGCGTCGGCGACGCCGCTCGCTTCTATGGCGTGCCCGGCGACATGATCGACGCCGAGGTGTCGTCAGGTTCGATCACGTACGCGAACATCACGCAGCGGAACCTCCAGTTCCTCATCACCAACCTGGGCCCGGCCGTGGCCCGCCGCGAGGCCGCCCTGTCGTCGCTGCTGCCCCGTCCTCGCTTCGTGAAGCTGAACACGGGCGCGCTGCTGCGGATGGACCTCAAGAGCCGTTACGAGGCGCACAAGATCGGAACGGGTGGCCGCCCGTTCCTGGCGCCGTCCGAGGCGCGAGCGCTGGAGAACCTTCCCCCGTTCACCCCTGAGCAGTTGGCCGAGCTTTCGGCCGTGACCGCCGCACCTGCGGCCCCCACCGTAGGAGGTGCTGATGGACCGTCGGCTGAGTGATGCCGCGCAGGCTCGCGCGCAAGGAGTGCAGGAGCGGTGGCATCGGCCTTCCGAGCGCCGCATGTCCGAGGCTCCGAAGTCGGGCGCCGTCGTGCGTGCCGCTGCCGCCGTGGACCTCCGCGCGAAGGCCGATGACGCCGAGCGCCTGACCTTCCATGGCGTGGCTTCCGTGACCGAGCGCGGCTACGAGATGTGGGACTACTACGGCCCCTACACCGAGGTCGTCGCGGCCGATGCGTTCAACGAGTCGCTGGCCCGCGCGGATCTCGACGTGCCGCTGGTGCTGGGGCATGATCCGATGCGCCGCATCGCACGGACCACGAACGGCACCCTGACGCTGAGCGTCACCGACGAGGGCTTGGACGTTCTGGCGGACCTCGACCCTGCGGACGCTGACGTGGCCTACATCGTGCCCAAGCTGCGCTCAGGGCTCATCGACGAGATGAGTTTCATGTTCCGCATCGACGCCGGCCAGTGGTCGCCCGACTACACCGAGTACCGCATCACGAAGGTGGACATTCACCGCGGGGACACGGCCATCGTCGGCTATGGCGCCAGCCCGACCACCTATGGCGAGCTGCGCGAGCAGCCCGCCGCGCCCCAAGACTTCCGGGCTCGAATGCTCGCGCTTGCGATCGCCCGGTAACTCCCATCCCAACGCGGGCGCGGACGCTTCGGCCTCGCGCGTCGTCAGCCTGGCCGGGGAGACCCGAACACCCATCACAACCAGAAAGGGTCTCCAATGACCATCGAAGATCTCATCGCGGCTGCTGAGCAGCGGCTCGATGTCGCCATTTCCGAGCGCGCCGCCAAGCAGGACGCGCTCATCGCCATGCGCTCCGCCGTTGAGGCCGGGGACGCCACCATCACCGACGAGCGCGTGTCCGAGGCCATCGCCGCCCGTGACGCCGCCGACTCCGCACTCAAGGCCGCCGAGGTCAAGCTCTCCGACCTTCGCGCCGATCAGGCCGAGGATGAGCGCATCGCCAAGTTGCAGCGCGAGGTCCACCCGACCGGCGTCGAGCGCCGCGCCTACGATCAGGTGGCGCGCGTCGGGCAGGAGGCACGCACCTACCGCCCCGACCAGGACAAGCGCGGCGGCCAGTTCGTCCGCGATGTCGTCATGGGGCACCTCGGCGACTACGGGGCACAGGAGCGCCTGAGCCAGCACATGCGCGAGGAGCGCGTGGAGCGGGCCGAGTGGTTCGAGCGCGCGGCCGGTACCGGTGCGTTCGCCGGGCTCGTCGTCCCGCAGTACCTCACGGACCTCGTGGCGCCGAAGGCTCGCGCCGGCCGCCCGCTGGCCGACGTGATGCGCCCCCTGCCGCTGCCGGCCGACGGCATGACCGCGAGCATCTCGCGCATCACCACCGGCACCACGACCGCGCTGCAGACCGAGGCGAACCCTGTTTCGGAGACCGACATCGACGACACCCTCCTGTCGGTGTCGGTGCAGACCAACGCCGGTTCCCAGACCGTCACCCGTCAGGCTGTCGAGCGCGGCACCGGCACGATGGACGTTGTGCTGGAGGATCTGTTCCGCGCCTACAACACGGGCATCGACTCGAAGCTGCTGAACCAGGCCACCAACGGGCTGACCAACGTGGCGACCGCGATCACCTACACCTCGGCGTCGCCGACCGCTGCCGAGCTGTACCCGAAGCTGCTGGCCGGCCCGGCTGCCGTTGAGGCGGCGCTCATGGACCAGGACCCCGGCGACGTGGTGGCGGTCATGCACTCGCGCCGCTGGTACTGGGTGCAGTCGCAGCTCTCCAGCACCTTCCCGCTGATCGGGCAGGGCTTCGGGCTGAACGTGGGCGGCACCGCCGACGGCGCGTCGAAGTACGGCTCGGGCTTCCGCGGCTTCCTGCCGTCGGGCGTTCCGGTGGTCGTGGACAACAACATCGCCACCAACCTCGGCGCCGGCACGAACCAGGACGAGATCTACTTCGTGTCGCGCAACGAGTCGTTCCTGTGGGAGGACCCCTCGGCGCCGATGATGATCCGCACCGAGACCGGCCCCTCGGTCAAGTCGCTCGGCGTCGATGTCGTGGTCTACGGCTACTTCGCCTACACCTTCGGCCGCCTGCCGCACGCGCAGAAGATCAGCGGCACCGGCCTCGCGGTTCCCACCTTCTGATCCCGACGAGCACTCTCACCCCTCGCGTGTTGCGCGCGGGGGGTGGGCGTGTTGGCCGGGCCGTACCGATGAATGAAGGAGCTGACGATGGACGAGAACATGGTTTCGGCGCTGCTGGTTGAGCGCGCCGCGCTTGCGCGTCAGGGGCTGGCGGACCGGGTGGCGCAGGTGGATGTCGAGTTGGCGCGTCACGGCTACGAGCCGCCGCGCGAGGCTAAGCAGGAGGCGAAGCGGACGGCGGCCCCGAAGCGTCCGGCGCGTCGTGGCTGATTCCTTCCTGTCCCCTGGCGGCAACTATGCCGCGGTGGCCGAGTTCTGCGGCGTCACCGCTTCGGCTGGCGGCGGCTTCGCTGACGCCAACACCGAGTTCGTGCGGTGCGTGGACGCGGCTGCTGCTGCGGTGCGTACCAAGTGCGGACCCGTCAAGGTTGAGACCGGCCTCGTGTTCGTCGTGAAGTCCGCTACCTATGCCGCGGTGCTCCCGTTCCGGGTGGCCGCCATTGCCTCCGTGCTGGCCGCTGACGGCTCCGCGCTGGACGCCGCGACCTTCGCCCCGGACGGCTACCTCG